GTCAAGCAACATCTAACTATGCTGTAGGTGGTGCAACTACTGCTGACACTCTTGCTCAACTTAATACATTCTTGGCGGGTGGTGGTCAGTTTGACCCTAATGCTACTGTTTACTTGCAAACAGGTGGCGTTGACTTCCTACAAGGTGTAGATAAAGGCACTATCAAAGACAACATTAACCAGATTGTTAAGACGCTAGGCGCACAAGGTGTAGATGTTGTTCTTACTGGTTCTCCTTATGCTAAGTCTATTGACGATGTAATCAATAACAACTTTGACCCTAAAGTTGACCAGATTTTTACTGACATTGCTAAAGAAAACAAAAATGTAGCTTTGGTAGGTGTGCAAGGTGAAATTCTACAAAACAAGAAATTGTTAGTGGACGCTTTGCATACCAATGCAGAAGGTACAGCAATTTATAACCAAGCTGTTATTGATTCATTATCTCAGTTTAAGAATGAAGTTCCATCTAGCACTCCGCAAGCAATTGCTCAAGTTCAGCAGACAAATACTGTAGCAACAACTCCTGCTGTTATTACTCAGGCTGCTTCTGTTCCTGCTGTTGCTCAGACATTAGCTAGAGCAATTCCCACTGCTCGTGGAACTGTCATTGAAGGCGATGACATTGAGGCGCAGATTGCAGGTGTTCCACAAGTAGTTTATGAGACAAGAGTAGACCCTAACAATACGGCTAACTGGCAAACAGTAAACCCTAAAACTGGTGAAGTAATTGACTCAGGTACTTTTGCTGGTGGTGGTGACCAAGGGCTTTTAAGGGCTACTGCACCTATTGTTGGTTTGGCAGCTTCTACTATTGGTTTGCCATTTATCACAAGTTTATTAAGTGGTGCAACAGGTTTAACTGGTTCTGCTTTGGCTGGTGCTACAGGCGCAACTATTGGTGCAGGTACACAAGCAGTAACAGGTGGTAGCACTAAAGATATTCTTACTGCTGCTTTACTTGGTGGTGGTGCAAGCTATTTAGGTAATGCTTTAAGTAACCTTGATGTTCCTGTTGACTTTAACAACATGACAGCAGATGAACTTAGTGATGCACTACAAGAAAATCTTGTTAAAGATGTAAGACAAGCCAGCTTCTCAGGTGGCCCTACTAGCCCCTCAGAGTTTCTTACGGGTCAAGGTAGGAACGCATCTACTTATATTCAAGAATCTGTAGCTGCTTCTAATCTTGCTAACAATCTTTCTGCTCAAGGTTTAAATAGTGGTGAAATTGCTCAATTATTAGATTCAGCAGGTTTTGTTCCTACAGCTATTACAGATGCTTTAGATAGTCTTGCAGTTGTTTCGCCAGTGGCAGTTTCAACACCAGTTACAGATGGTGTTACTGTTACTTCCCCTACTACACCTGCGGTTACTGTTACTGCGCCTAAAACTACTGGCATGACTACCCAAGAGGTAATAAACTTAGTAGAAAGCCAAATGGCGGCTAACGTAGGAACACCTACAAATGTAGGAACACCTACTAACTTAGCTACTGTGGAAGTTACAGGCGATAGACTTGCCACAACTCAAGAAATTGCTAATGCGGTTATTGCAACAGTACCTAATGTGACTGTTCAACAAGCACAGGCTCAAGCAGAAGTTTTAATTACAAGTGGTCAGAACTTAACAAAAAGTGACCTTGTAACTGCTGTATCTGCTGTGTCTCCAAACATTACAAGTGGCATTGCAGAGCAGATTATCACTAGTTCAACACCTGTAACAAATCAAGAATTAGTTAATGCTGTTACCGCAGCTATCCCTGCTGTTACGCCTACAACAACACCATTAGCTACTCAGACAATTACTGCGCCAAAAGCAATAACTACGCAAGAAATTATTAACGCTATAACAGCCTCTGTACCTACTGTTACTTCTCCTGTTACAACCCCTACAACAACACCATTGGCAACTCAAACAATTACTGCGCCAAAAGAAGTAGCCACACAAGAAATTGTTAATGCGATTACTGCGTCTTTACCTGCTGTTCCAGCCGCTACAACACCAATTGCAACACAAACTATAACAGCACAAAACCCAGCAACTGTTGAAGAAATTGTTAATGCAATAACAGCAACAATACCTACACTTACGCCTACACAAACTGTTGCAGAGCAGGTTATTACAAGCGACAGACCAGTTACCACTCAAGAAGTGATTAACGCTATTACAGCAGCCATACCGACTGTTACAACGCCTACTACAGTTCCAACCACAACTATTACCGCTGACAGACCAGTTGTAACACCCGAAATTATCAATGCTATTACAGCCGCTATCCCAAGCGTAACAGCACCAACAACTCTGCCAACGACAACTATTACAGCACCTCAAACTCCTACTACTGTTCAAGACCTTATAAATACAATTACAGCTACTGTTCCTGCTGTTATACCAACAACGCCTGATTCCAGAGTAACAATTACTGCTGACAGACCATCTAACATTACAGACGCTGTTACTGCTGCAACTATTCCGTTGATTCAACCAACTACACCATTAACAGTACCGCAAGTAACTGCACAAACACCTGTTGACCCATTAAAAGTGGCTCAACTTGGATTGACTGCTGCTGGCTTGCTTGGTGCAGGTAGTGCTTTGTCTAGTGGTGGTTCTACACAGTACCCAATTGTTCCAGTACCAGAAAGCTGGGCAAGTCCGATTACAGGAACAACAGGAACTACACCTTATTCACAGTTACCAGCCATTAACTTTGGCGACAGGAATCTATTGCGTGGCACACAATGGGAGAAGTTCCTAGACCCTAACTATGGCAGAGTACCTGCTCCTATCCAATACTCACAGCCATCTAGCCTGAGTTACAACGATTTAATGGGAATCTTGGGTAGCAGACAGGGTATGCCTCCTGCAAGCAGTCTAAGTATTAACGACATTATTTCTGGAATACAAAACCAATATGGACAAACATCTACTCGCACAATGGGCTAAAAACTTGTTAAATGATGACTTTTTCAAAGAAGTCATAGATAACTTGAAAAAAGAACAGATTAGTGTGATAATTAACACAAGTGCAGAAGAATGTGATAGGCGTGAGGATGCTTATCGGCATATTAAGACTATTGAACTAATTACAGGACACCTAGAAGGCATGGCCTCGGAAACTGTGATTAGAGAGAAGAAGTGGAAGATTCTGTAGCCTTTAAGCTACCCTCCGTCCAGAAGGTTTCTGGCGATTATCGAGATGACAAATGGAAAACACCAACCCACAAGGGAGTGAAAGCCTAGATGTAAACCAAGCCGCTTCAGCGTTTGAGGGCATGATGGGTGAGTCTGAGGAAGCCGAACAAGGCCAAGCCGAAGGTCAACCAGAGTACCAGCAAGAGACTGATGAAGTTGAGTATGAAGAACCAAAGCCTAGATATAAAGTCAAGGCATCTGGTGAGGAAGTCGAAGTAGAACTAGACGAACTCATTAAAGGTTATCAACAAGGTACGGATTACACAAAGAAGTCTCAAGCTCTAGCTGAACAACGTAAGGCTGTTGAAGCTGAACGTGGTCACTTAGAGCAAGTTAAACAAGAGCGACAGGCATACGCCCAGAAGTTGCAAGCGTTGGATAGCTTCCTTACGCAGCAAAATCGGGGTGTGGACTTAGATGTTCTAAAGGAAACAGACCCTATCGGTTATGCGGTAGCGGTAGCTGAACAGAGTCAGCGTGAGAAACAGTTAGCAGTAGTCAGGAATGAACAGCAACGCATTGCCCAACAGCAACAAGCAGAGCAACAGTCCTCTTTGCAAAACCATCTCCGTCAAGAATCTGAGAAGCTAGTGAGTCTGATTCCTGAGTTAGCTACACCACAGGGTGATGCGGTTCGGAAACAAATCCGTGACTATGCGAAATCTGTAGGTTGGACTGACCAAGAACTCGGTTCCGTGTATGACAGCCGTGCTGTGAATACCTTGTATAAGGCAATGAAGTATGAGCAACTTCAAAAGAGCAAACCCGAGTTAAATAAAAAACTCGTGGCTGCTCCTAAGATGATGCGTTCTGGTACTTCAGTTCCCCAAGCTAGGTCTTCACAAGATAAACAGGTTATGCAGAGGTTGCGTGAAACTGGAAAAGTTACTGACGCTGCCAGAGCATTTGAACGATTTTTATAAATTTTGGAGTATTAAATTATGGCTACCTATCAAACATATACCGCAATCGGTATGAGAGAAGACCTTTCGGATGTTATCTACTCGATTTCACCAACAGATGTTCCATTTATGTCTTCCATTGGCAAGACTAAAGCTACTGCTGTTTTGCATGAGTGGCAAACGGACTCACTTTCCGCTGCGGTTTTAACGAACTACACTGTTGAAGGGGCCACGGCATCTGATGCCACTATGTCTCCTACAACTCGTGTAGGAAACCGCACTCAGATTGCACAGAAGACTATCAAGATTTCTGGCACTTTGCAGTCTGTCGATAAGGCAGGCCGCAAATCTGAAAAAGCCTATCAATTGGCCAAAGCATCGGCCGAAATTAAGCGGGACATGGAAACTTCATTGTTGAGCAACCAGATTGCTGCCAATGGTGATTCTTCTACTGCTCGTAAATTGGGTGGTCTGCAAGCATGGTTGAACTCTAACTATGATGGCGGTACTTCTGGCGTGGCTGGTGATTTGGGAACTACTGCTCGTACAAACGGCACAAACCGCACTTTCACAGAAGACATTTTGAAAGTTGTTGTTCGTGAAGTTTACGCTTCTGGTGGCAATCCTAAAGTGTTGATGGTCAACCCTGCTCACAAGCAGTTGGTTTCCACTTTCACAGGTATTGCTGCACAGCGTTTCATGGCCCCTAGCAATTCGCCTACGACTATCATTTCGGCGGCCGATGTGTACCTGTCAGATTTCGGTTCAATTTCCGTTGTTCCGAACAGATTTATGACATCTACCAATAGCTGCGATGATGTTGCATTTATTGTTGACCCTGACATGGCTGCTGTAGCTTACTTGCGTCCTTTCCAGACCAACGAGTTGGCTGTAACTGGCGACAACGAATCCACACAGTTGTTGGCTGAGTACACCTTGGAAGTTAAAAACCAAGGCGCACATGGCATCATTGCCGACATTACTCCTTAATCTGGTGTAACCCAAAAAATGCCTCAGACTAACCCTCTGGGGCATTTTCTTTTCTACTCAAACTGATAGAATTAGGCTATGCAAAATCCTACCAATTTTAGACAAACTGCTGTTCATGCTGATGGTGAAGGCGGTATCGTTATTCAGACTCGTCAAGATGTGTCTGACATTGTTGAGCAGAATAAAAAAGAATATAACTCGTATGACGAGAGAGCAAGATGGTCTGACCAATTGTTTGGCAACAAAGTAGCATCTATTCCAATGACTGTTATTGATGACTTGAATAAACAGGGAATCATGCGTGGCTTTGCTGTTCTTGATGACAAGCGTTTTGCTGCTTTTCTGAATGACCCAATGAATCGTGCATGGCGCACTAGAACAGGAGTTGTATGAGTTTTACTACCTATGCTGAACTACAGACAACTATTGCAGAATACTTGGCTCGTACAGACCTAACTACTCAGATTCCAGACTTTATCCGTTTAGCAGAAGTTCGCTTGCGTAGAGACTTGCGTATTCGCCAGATGTTGACTTCAACAACGCTAACCTGCACATCAGGTACAGCAACAGTTACCATTCCCTCTGATTTCTTAGAAATAAAAGATTTTGTAGTTGCAGGTAATCCGGTATTTCCATTGAACTACGAATCTCCGTCTTTGTTCTCTCGTAACTCACGAAGCATGGACGCAGGTAAGCCTTTGGATTACACAGTCTTATCTACGACATTTAAGTTAGCACCTATCCCTGATAGCAACTACACATTGAATCTCGTGTACTCTGCTGCGCCTACATTCTTGAGTACATCGAATACAACAAATACATTTCTGACTGTTTGTCCTGACTTGCTTTTGTATGCTGCTTTGCTAGAGGCAGAGCCTTACTTGATGAACGATGCTCGTCTAAACACATGGGGAAGTATGTTTGATAGGGCTATGACTTCTTTGACTCGTTCTGACGAAAAGGGTCAATTCTCTGGCGTTCCAATAGCAATGCGGAATACATACATCTGATATGCCTACACAAAGAATACAACTAGGTGAGTGGATGCCTGACCAATCAGGTATCACTGGCGTATTAACTGACGCTAAGAACGTGGTTTCTCAAGCCGTGGGTTACGGGCCATTCCCAAGTGCTGTGGCTTTTTCTGGTACTGCTGCTGAAGAATTGGTTACGCTATATGCTGCCAAGAATCCAGACTCTACTACTCAGTTGTTTACTGCTGGTGCTACTAGGATTTATACAGTAGATGGCGTAGGCGCATTGACTCAAGTTAAGTCAGGAATGACTACTGGCATTAACGACAAGGTGCGTTTTACTCAGTTTGGCAAGACTGTTATCACAACAAACAATGCTGACGTACTCCAAGCATGGACGCTAGGAACTTCTACATCTTTTGCTAATTTAAGCGCATCTGCACCAATAGCTAAATTTATTACTGTGGTGCGTGACTTTGTTGTGTGTGCTAATACGTTAGAAACAACACAGCAACAGTATCGTGTTCGTTGGTCTGCTATCAATGATGAGACTGATTGGGTAGAGAGTGTAAACACTCAGTCTGATTATCAGGACATTCCTGATGGTGGACAGATTGTAGGAATCCGTGGTGGTGAGTTTGGCTTGGTGTTCTTAGAGCGTTCAATCTCTCGAATGACCTATGTGGGAACTCCGTTCATATTCCAGTTTGACAATATCTCTCGTAATAAGGGATGTATGGTAGCTGGCTCGATTGCTCAGTACCAAGGCATTACATTCTTCCTATCGGATGATGGATTCTATTTGTGTGATGGTCAGACTATTCAGCCGATTGGTAGTGAGAAGGTTGACCGATTCTTTATTGATGACGCATCTGAGTCTGACTATGGTTCTATGTCTGCTGCTGTTGACCCTATCCGTAAATTGGTAATTTGGAACTATGTAGATACAAGTGGAAATCGTAAACTAATCATTTACAACTTTGCCACTAAGAAGTGGACTTATGCAGACGCAGGTACAGACTACTTGTCTGAAGCCTCAACAGCATCTGTAACTTTAGAGCAACTAGATAGCATCTCAGGCTCTATTGACGCATTGACGACAAGTTTAGATTCTCGTCTTTATGTTGGTGGTAAGTATTTCCTTGGTGGTACGTTAAGCACAAAGGTTTACACATACACAGGTCAACCCCTTACAGGAAGAATCTCAACTGGAGATATTGACCTTGGTGGGCCATCAGTAGTAACTTTGGCTAGACCACAAGTAGATAATGGTTCTGCAACGATTGCTATAGCTTCCAGAAAGCTATTAAGTGAGCAAGTTACTTATGGTACTGCTGTGGCTGCTGACTCAGAGAACAGGGTTTCTTTGCGTAGTGCTGGTAGATACCACAGACTTCAGTTAGTTCCTACTGGTGCTGATTGGGTTAACGCTGTGGCTATTGATGTTGACGTAGCTGGTCAGGGTGTTCGATGACAAGTCAGTTTAGAACACTTCCTGCATTTGGTGCTGACCAAAGGTCTGTTGCTGAGATTGTCAACAACATAATGAATGGCAAGACCAACAACACAGGGACTGTTACTTTAGCAACTGGTGGTGCTTTAACTACCACTTTGACAGACAGAAGGATTGGCCCAGACAGCGTGATTGTCTTTGTCCCTGCCTCTGCTGCTGCTTTTGCTGACTACTCTCCTTATGGTGCTTTTCAAGACGGAACAGACCAGACTGTAGCTAATACAACGACTGCCTACCCTATTACTTTTGATACAACCGATTACTCTAATGGGGTTACTTTATCAAATAGTTCTAGGTTAAATGTAAAAGCAGCAGGGTTGTATAACATACAGTTTTCTATCCAACTGAAAAACACAACAAATGACTCACAAGATGCAGATATTTGGTTCAGAAAGAATGGAACAGATATAACTGGCTCAAATAGTAGGTTTGGTTTAGCCCAGAGAAAAGCGGCTGGTGACCCATATCATTTAATTGGGGCAATGAACTTCTTTGTAGATTTGGCTGCTAATGACTATATCCAGTTAATGTGGAGAGCATCAGATGTTGGTGTAGTAATTGAGCATTATGTTGCTGGAACAAGCCCTACAAGACCAGCTACGCCATCTGTGATAGCGACTGTTAACTTAGTGTCACTCGCTGCCTCAACAAATATCTACGCAAGTTCCCAAGGACAGGGTACGGCTACGATAACCCACTTTGCAAATTCGACTGCTAATAAGACATATCGGTATGCAATTATTGGTTGATTTTAATAATTTATGTATAATGGATTCCGTGGATGACCCATCTTGGAATCCGAAACTCTAGGAGTAAAAGATGGCTACTACTACCACTTCAATTGACCCGACAATCCAACCTTTTCTAAGCTACGGGCTTACAGAGGCACAAAAACTGTATCAGGGCGGTGGCCCACAGTATTATGGTGGGCAAACATTTGTAAGCCCATCGACTACCACTCAGACAGGATTACAGGCTTTAGAGGCTCGTGCTTCTTTAGGTAACCCACTGCTACAGTCTGCTCAGAATCAGTTGCAGAACACAGTTTCTGGTGGCTTCTTAGGTGGTAATCCATTCTTTCAAGGTGCGTTCCAACCTGCTGCTCAAGCTGCTCAGACTAAGTTTACTGACACATTAAGTGACATTTCATCCAAGGCTAGTTTAGCTGGACGTTATGGTTCTGGTGCAATGGGTAATTTGCAAGACAGGGCTGCTGGCGCATTTGGTCAACAGTTGGCTAACACGGCTGGACAACTAGCTTATCAGAACTACGCTGATGAGAGAGGCAGACAACAAGCAGCTACGATGGCTGCACCTGCAATGGCTGGTGCTGACTACCAAGACATTCAGCAAATGTTGCAAGCAGGTCAAATGCGTGAGGGTTACCAAGGTCAGCAAATGCAGGGTGACATGGCTCGATTTAACTTCTTGCAAAACCAACCACAACAGAACTTACAAAACTATCTGTCACTTGTCTATGGTAATCCATTG